GTCAGGAATTATATATTGCCCAGGGCAGACCTGCCCGGAGAACGCCAGGCAAAGGCAGAGAACCAGGAAGAACGGCGGAGATGGCAGGACGTAAAGGCAAGCCCGCGGCGCAGAATTGGATATTGGCGTATTACCAGAGCATCAAGAACGGCTCGGAGACCGTGGGCAAGTGGATCCTGCTGCTTTATGACTACATCGTCCAGGGGCTCGAGGCCAAACGCTTTTATTTCGACCAGAAAAAGGCCAATGATGCGATCGAATGGATCGAGGGGCATTGCTACCACACTGAGGGGCCGCTGGCTCCGGGGCCGCTGCTGCTGGCGCCCTGGCAGAAGTCTTTGGTGAGCTGCATCTTCGGGCTCGTCAATGAGGACGGCGTCCGGCAGTTTTCGGAGGTCCTCCTGGTCGTGGCCAGGAAGCAAGGCAAGAGCGCCCTGGCGGCTTCCATCGCAAAATATAACTGGTGGATAGATGGCGGCTACGGAGCTCGCGTCTTTACGATAGCGCCGAAGCTGGACCAGGCCGACATCATTTACAACAACATCTGGCAGATGTGCCTCCTGGATCCGGAGTGGAAAGCCAGGAAAGAACGGCTGGAGCAGGCGAAGAAATCGCGGCAGTATGGCGACGATCCGGAGCTGGCACGGCACCGGATGACAGACCTATACCTCCCGGCGAACAACGGGATCGTCAAGAAGATCGCCTTCAGCGCGAAGAAAAGCGACGGTTTTAACCCGAGCCTTTGCATCTGCGACGAGATAGCGAGCTGGCAGGGCGACGCAGGCCTGAAGCAGTATGAGGTCATGAAGAGCGGCATGGGCGCGAGGCCCGGAGCTCTAATGCTCAGCTGTACGACAGCGGGCTACATAAACGACAGCATTTACGACGAGATGATCACGAGGTCAACTCGTTTTTTGATGGGCGAAAGCAAAGAGCGAAAGCTCTTGCCCTTTTTGTACATCATCGACGATCCGGCGAAGTGGAACGACATCAACGAGCTCCGGAAGTCGATGCCTAACCTGGGCGTGAGCGTCTCGGTGGACTACATCCTGGAGGAAATCGCGATCGCCGAGGGGAGCCTCAGCAAGAAAGCTGAGTTCCTCGTCAAGTACTGCAATGTCAAGCAGAACAGCAGCCTGGCGTGGCTGCCGGGCCTCGCAGTCCAGAAGGCCAGCGGCCCGGAGATAAAGCTGGAGGGCTTCCGGGATTGCTACGCGGTCGGGGGCATCGACCTATCCAGGACGACGGACCTCACGGCGGCCTGCGTGGTAATCGAGAAGGGCGGCGAGCTCTACGTCAAGGCGAAGCTCTGGCTCCCCGGCGAGAAGCTGGAGGAGGCCAAGGCGCGGGACGGCCTGCCGTATGACATCTACGTGCAGCGCGGCCTGCTGGGGCTCTCCGGTGAGAACTTCGTAGACTATCACGACTGCTACGAGTGGTTCCGGGAGCTTGTGGAAAACTATCAGATCTACCCGCTCAAGATAGGCTATGACCGTTACTCGGCCCAATACCTCGTCCAGGACCTCAAGGCCTATGGTTTCCAGTGCGACGACGTCTTTCAAGGCTACAACTTGACGCCCATCATCAACGAGACCGAGGGCCTGATCAGGGACGGCAAGATCCACATAGGGGACAACGACCTCCTCAAGATCCACCTCCTCAACGGAGCCCTAAAGACTGAGACACAGACAGACCGCAAGAAGCTCGTGAAGCTCTCGGCGTCTGAACACATAGATGCGGCGGCGGCGCTAATTGATGCGATGACCGTCCGCGCTAAATGGTGGTCCGAGATCGGGCCGCAACTACGAAACGACAACGGAGGATAGAATGGGCCTTTTTGACAAGATCTTCGGCCGCGACAAAGACCTCACGCCGAGGCGGGGCGAGGAGAAGTGGTTCCGCCTGCTCAATGGTTATACGCCAGTTTTCCACAGCTACAACGGCGAGCTCTACGAGAGCGAGCTGATCCGGGCGGCGATAGATGCCAGGGCGAGACACATTAGCAAGCTCGAGGTTACGGTCAACGGGACCGCCAAGCCGAGCCTGCAGAGCAAGCTCCGGCTGGGGCCGAACCAGTTCCAGACCTGGAGCCAAATGCTTTACAGGCTCTCGACCATCCTGGACATGAAGAACACGGCCATCATCGTCCCGGTGATAGACGCGAGCGGAGAGACGACCGGCATCATGCCGGTGATCTATCGCGAGTGCGAGCTGGTGGAGGCGAACGGCGAGCCGTGGATCCGGCTGAAGTTCCACGACGGCAGCCGCGCGGCCATCGAGCTCCGGAAGGTCGGGATAATGACCAAATACCAGTATAAAAACGACCTTTTCGGCGAGTCCAACAAGGCGCTGGATCCGACGATGAAGCTCCTGGACATCCAGAACCAGGGCATCGAAGAAGGCGTCAAGAGCTCGGCGTCTTATAAGTTCATGGCGACGTTGGCGAACTTCTCGAACGCGGCGGACCTCAAGAAGGAGCGTGAACGCTTCACGGAGAACAACCTCCGGGACGGCGAGGGCGTCCTGCTCTGGCCGAACACCTACAAGGACGTCAAGCAGATCGAGACAAAGCCTTTTATCGCCGACGCGGAGCAGATCAAGCTCATCAACGAGAACGTGTACAACTACTTCGGCGTCAACGCGGACATCCTGCAGAACAAGGCCATCGGTGACGCCTGGTCGGCGTTCTACGAGGGCGCCATCGAGCCGTTCAGCATCCAGCTCTCGGACGTCCTGACGAAGATGCTCTTCAGCCAGCGCGAGCGCGAGCAGGGCACCTACGTCATGGCGACCAGCAACAGACTGCAGTACATGAGCAACAGCGACAAGCTCAACGTCACCGCCCAGATGGCGGACCGCGGCCTGATGACCCGGAACGAGCTGAGGGAGATCTGGAACCTGCCGCCGCTCGACGGAGCCCTGGGAGACAGCCTTCCGGCTCGCGGCGAGTATTACAACGTAAACGAAGAGCCAACAGGAGGAGATACCAATGGCAACGAATAACACCAAGACCATCGAGGACAAGCTGAGAGAGGGCCGCAACTATCGCCAGATGGAGATGAGGGCCCTGGACGAGCCCGGCTACATCGTGGAGGGCTATGCCAGCACCTTCGACGAACCCTACACCCTGTGGGAAGAGCCCGGCTACAAGTTCCAGGAGGTTGTGGACTCCAAGGCCTTCGACGGGACCGACATGGAGGACGTCATCATGCAATATGACCACGTCGGAAGAGTCTTTGCCCGTAAGAGCAACGGCACCCTGCAGGTCACCCCGGACGGCCACGGCCTCAAGATCAGAGCAGACCTCGGAGGCACCGAGATAGGCCGCCAGCTCTATGAAGAAATCAAGGGCGGCTATACAACCAAGATGAGCTTCGGCTTTACCGTCGCGAAAGACAGTATGGAGCGGGAGCAGCGCGAGGACGTGCTCGTAGTTACGAGGCGGATCCTCGGCATCAAAAAACTATATGACGTTTCCGCCGTGTCGCTGCCGGCCAACGATACGACCGAAATATCTGCCAGACAGTACGGCGAGGGAGTTGTCGCCGAGGTCAAGGAGGAGATCCAGAGGCAGGCTGAGCGCGAAGCTCAGCGAGAAGCAATTATCGCTCGCATCAGACTTATGAAAGAGGTCTAACGCATGAACTACAAAGACATGGAGATGGCCCAGCTCGAAGAGCGCAAGGCGGCAATCGCCGCCGAAGCTGAAGGCATGGGCTCCAGCCCCGAAGACCTCGACGGACTCAAAGCTCTGGAGGAAGAGATGAGGACCATCAACGAGGAGATCGAGGCAAGAAAGGCCGCCGAAGCTGAGCGCAGAGAGCTGGCCGAAAAGATCGCCAACGGGTCCGGCGAAACTCTCAATCAGGACCCCGAATCCATCGAAGAAAGGAAAAACAAGATGGCAGACATCGAAGTCAGAAACAGCCGCGAATACATCGACGCATTCGCGAACTACATCAAGACCGGATCCGACGCCGAGTGCAGAGCTCTGCTCTCTGATGGCGCCGCCACCGGCACCGTCCCCATCCCCGAATTTGTCGCCGGAATCGTCGCCGACAGAGTCAGGGAGAGCAGGATCCTCTCCAGGGTCCGCAAGGTCAACGCTCCTGGCGTCCTCAAGGTAGGCTTTGAGATTAACGCCCCCGAGGCAACCTACCACGCCGAAGGCGCTGCAGCCGTCACCGAAGAGGCCCTGACCCTGGGCATCGTCACCATGAACCCGGCCAGCTTCAAGAAGTGGGTCAGCTTCTCCGACGAGCTCATGGACAACAGCCAGGCCTTTGTCGAGTACGTCTACGACGAGATCACCCGCGGCATCATCAAGGCCGAGGAAAAGGCCGTCGTCCAGGCTATTCTGGCAGCTCCCCAGACCGCAACCGCAACCGCTCCCGCAGTCGCCAAGACCGGAGCCGCTGCCGGTGAGATCACCGACTTCGTCAACGCCAGGGCACTCCTCTCCGGAGCTGCTGAGGATCTGGTCGTGATCGTAAGCCCCGCCGCTTATGCGACCTACAGAGGCCTCCAGATGGGCGCCAACTATGGCGTGGATCCGTTTGACGGCCGCGAGGTCATCATCAGCGAGTATGCCACCGTCCCCATCATCGGCGACCTCTACGGCGTGACCCTCAACAGGCCCAAGGGTGATGAGATTGAATTCAAACTCGACAATCTCAGCCTCATGACCTCCGACATCGTGAGACTGCTCGGCAGACAGGCCGCTTCCGTGGCCGTCACCGGCAACCTCTTCTTTGCCAAGGTCTCGGCATAGCCATGAAGGTCAAGATCCTCCGGGACACCATCGTCCGGATGCCCAAGGGCGCGGTCATTGAGGTCTCTGACAAAGAGGCCGCAAGGCTCGCCGCTTTTGGCAATGCCGAGCCCGTCCCCGAGAAGCAGGCCCCAAAAAAGGCCAAGAAAAAGACCGAGTAAATCGCGGGCCGTCCTGACAACCGGGGCGGCCCAAGCAATCCTCTAAGGAGTGACCGAAAATGCTTCAAACCGTAAAGCTCGCACTGCGCATAACTACAGACGCCTTTGACTCCGAGCTGAACCGCCTCATCGCGGAGTGCATCGAAGAAATGACCGGTCTCGGGATCACAATCGAGACCGAGGAAGACACCCCGACCTCTGACCAGGTCAAGGGGGCAATCGTTGCATACTGCAAATGGCAGTTTGGCAGCAACGACGAAAAAGACGCCTGGCGCGGAATATTCGACCGAAAGCTGGCCCAGCTTCAATCAATGACCGGCTACGGCCTCAACGGGGGTGCCTAAAGCATGGACAGATCTACTCCGATCAAACTGATCCGCCGGACCTATGGCGTGGATGAGCTACTCCAGCCCGTCCCCGTCGAGACCTCGCGGACCGTCTTCGCTGCCGTCCGGAGCATCAGCCGGGCCGAATTTATGGCGGCTGGCCAGATGGGGATGACCCCGACCTGGCAGCTCACAATGTTCGCGCCGGACTACGACTTCGAGGACCTGGTGGCCTTTACGCCGCCGGGCAGCGATACCGAGGAGCGCTACTCAGTCTACAGGACCTACAGAGGCCGCAACGAGGAGCTGGAGCTCTATCTGCAGACGGAGGTGGGGACAAAGTGAGAACCGTCTCCATCGACCAGATGGGCAAGAGCTTAGCTCAGGAGCTGCAGACCTGGAGCGAGGCGACCGCCGAGGATGTAGAGGTGGCCATCAATGAGACGGCAGCCAAGGCGGCTGAAATCGTCAAAGAGGGCGCCAAGCACTTCGGCATGAACTACGCCAACGACATCAAGCTCCGAAAGGGGCGGCTCCGGTATAGCGCCAAGCGTGGCGGAACCATAACGGCCTATGTGACAGCGGGGAACCACTACAGAGTGGCCCACCTGCTGGAGCATGGCCACGTTAAGGTCGCGGGCGGCCGAGTAAAAGGCTACACCGCAGGCGTCGAGCACTTCGCAAAAGGGCAGGATTACATTGACCGGAACCTCGTGGAGAACCTCAGAAAGGAGCTGAGCAGATGAGCAGGGCGAAAAAAGAAGATCTCCCCGGCATCCTCGACCACATCGAGGGCTTTGCCGGAAAGGTCCGCTATTATGCTTTTCCGGAAGGGGAGGCTCCGGCGCTGCCTTATATCTGCTATCTTTACCCGGATGAGGCAGGTCTCGGGGCCGACAATATCAACTACCAGCCGATAACGTCCGTCCAGGTCGAGCTATACAGCTACCTCAAGGACCCGGCAAGCGAGGCCAAGATCGAGGCCGCGCTGACAAACAACAGCATCTACTACACCAAGGACAGCACCTACCTCGACGATCAACAGGCTTGGATGACTGTCTACACATTTGAGGTGATCTAAATGGCAGATAACGGAAAGGTCCGCTTCGGACTCTCCAAGCTCTATTATGCCGTCCTTACCGAGGGCGCGACAAACGCCTGGGCGACTCCGGTCGCGATCCCTGGCGCTGTCAGCATGGACCTCGAGAACAACGGCACCGACAACACCTTTTACGCCGACAACGTGGCGTACTACAAGAGCAGCGCAAACAACGGCTACACCGGCAGCCTGGAGGTCGCACAGATCCCCGACCAGATGCTCGCCGACGTTTGGGGGATGACCCTCAACACCGACGGCGTCGTCGTCGAAAAGACCGGCATCCAGCCCAAGCCCTTCGCGCTGATCTTCCAGGTCGACACCGACAACGTGGACGAGCTCAATCTCTTCTACAGAGTCGTTCCGACCACCAAGCCCATCAGCTCCCCGGCAACCACCGAGGACACCGTCGAGCCCTTCACCACAAGTTTCGACTTCGAAGCGCTCCCGATCGTCTCCGGATCCGCGGTAGAGCAGGGGCTCATCAAGGCCAAGACCACGCCGACCACTACCGAGGCCAAAAAGACCGCATGGTTCTCCGAGGTCTACGTGCCTGTGGCATAATTTGAGACAATGGGGGACAGCTTCGCGGCCGTCCCCTTTGTTTTATAGGGAGGACGAAATGAAGAAAACCTTTGACGTAGAAGGGCGGCAGATGACGGCAGCCTGTAATGGGCTCCTGCCGAAGCTCTACCGGTACAACTTCGGGCGCGACATCATGATGGACTTAAAAAAGTTTCACGACGGCGCCAAGAAGGACCCGGAGAACGTCGACATGACGCCGCTCGAGAATTTGACCTGGCTGATGTTTAAGGAAGGCGGCGAAGACGTCGGAGAGACCCCGGACGAATGGCTGCGGACCCTCGAGGACCCCGCCTCCGTCTACATCCTCAGCCAGGACATGCTGGCACTCTGGCAACAGTCCCAGAGGACAACGGCTACACCTAAAAAAAAATAAGAGAGACGGTTCGCCCCAAGACGGGCGCGACCTACATGCTCCGGTGCGCTCAGCTGAATCTGCATGATGACGACCTCCGGGGCATGACGATGGGTATGGTCTACGACATGCTCATCGAGCAAGGCAACGACCGGGAAGAATACCCGATCAAAGCCACCAAAGACGACTACAAGCGGCTATTAGGATAGCAGGAGATACCAATGGCGACAAAGATCCGCGGAATCACCCTCGAGATCGGGGGCGACACTTCGGGGCTCCAAGCCTCTCTCACAAAAGTCAATAACGACCTGACCTCGACCCAGAAACAGCTCAAAGACGTCGAGCGTCTTCTCAAGCTGGATCCGGGCAACGTTGACCTGCTCCGGCAGAAGCAGGAGCTCCTGTCCAACGCGGTTGAAAAGACCGGCGACAAGCTGGACACCCTGACCGCTGCACAGCAGGCCTTTGTCGAAGCTGGCGGCGACGTCAACTCCGAAGGCTATAAGGCCCTGGAGCGCGAGATCATCGCGACCCAAAACAGCCTCCAGACTGCGGCAGATAACGCCGAAGGCTTTAACACCGCGATGGAGAAGAGCAAGGCGACCCTGACCGACATCAGCGACAAGGCCGGGAGCATCGCAGAACAGACCAGCGGGCTCAGCAAGGCCGCGCAGGGAGTCCTCGCGGGCATGGCCGGAGCGGCTGGCGTCGCCATCAAGGAGTTCGCGGACTACCAGCAGAACCTCGGCGGCGTTGAGACCTTTTTCAAGGATAGCGCCGACATCGTCACGCAGTACGCCAACGAGGCCTACAAGACCGCGGGCATGAGCGCCAATCAGTACATGGAAACCATCACGAGCTTCTCGGCGGCTCTCCTGTCTTCGATGGGCGGCAACACCAGGGCCGCGGCGGAGATGGCCAACATCGCCATCGTCGACATGAGCGACAACGCCAACAAGTTCGGCACCGACATCGAGAGCGTCCAGAGCGCATACCAGGGCTTCGCGAAGCAGAATTACACCATGCTCGACAACCTCAAACTCGGCTTTGCAGGTAACAAGCAGGGCATGGAAGACCTCCTCGCAGAGGCCGAGAGGCTGACGGGCGTCAAGTTTGATATAAACAACTTCGCCGACATCGTCGTGGCCATCCACGAGGTCCAGAAGAACATGGGCATCGCGGGCACGACAGCGGAGGAGGCGTCTTCGACCATCTCCGGATCCATCTCAACGCTCAAGGCCTCCATCGAAAATCTGGCGCTCGGCTTCGCAAATGCGGATGCAGACGTTGGGGAGCTGACCAAGAACACGACCGAGTCGTTTAAGCAGGTCGCGGAGAACGTCATCCCGGTCATCGAGCAGATCCTCCAGAGCATCCCAGGATGGGGGCGCTTCGCGCTGGCCATCACGGCGGTGGTGGCGGTCATCGCTCCGGTTGCCAGCCTGATCAGCAGTGTCTCGGGGGCGCTTGCGGCCTTTGGGGTCGCTTCGGCGCCTGTTGTGGGCGTGGTCCTTGCGCTGGCGGCAGCCATCGCGCTCCTGGCGGCCAACTGGGAGAAGCTGACGCGTATCAAGGAGCGCAGCGACAAGATCATGAGCCGGTACGACGTTTCGGCAAACGGCGACCTGCCGTTCCCCATGCCGGGGCTTGCATCCGGAGGGGTGCTCTCCAGAGGCTCGGCCTACGTTGGAGAGACGGGCCCGGAGCTCCTAACGGTCAGCAACGGCAACGCGGTCGTGCAGCCGCTCACAAATAACTACACCACCAACAATTACAACACGGCACCGGCGGCAGGAGGCGGTCAGCCCGTTGACGTGACGCTGCTCCTCGACTCGGCGACCCTCGCCAGAGTCATGGTCCAGCCCAACGCCAGGGCGGTCAGCCTGGCCGGAGAAAGCGCGATTCACTAAGATGGCAAACTTCACCCTTATAATCGACGGCGTCAACTTTTCCGATTGCGTACAGCAGCAGACGGACATCTACGAGACGCCCCAGTACGTCGAGGGGCCGAACGGCGGGATGAGCAAGGTCGGGACGCCAATCTGGGACAGAGTCAACACCCTCTACCACTTCGAGCAGCCTCTAAAGCCTCTGCCCAAGGCAAGGCTGGCGCAGCTCGCGAGAGCCTGCGAGCCCAACGAGGTGACGCTGACCTACCAGAGCTTCCTGCAGGCGTCGCCCCGGACCGTCAAGGCTCAGCTGACGATCAGCCGGATCCAGTTCGGCGTCAGCGGCTGGAATGGCGACATCTATTACGGCGGGACGCTCGCCGCGGAGATAAAAGATGCTTAGGATCGTTTATCGAAATTATGAGTTTTTGGACGCCAACCGGGAGATCATCTCCGTCCAGGGCTCGCTCAATCAGTCCCTGATCATGGACGCACTCTCCGCGGATGAGTGCACCCTGACGATCAGCTACGACCCGGCGGCCCTCGGCTATTACGTCGAGGACGCAACCGAGGGGAGCGGCTTTTTGTACACGGTCAACGGCGAGATAGTCATGACCAAGACGACCGACGCCGAGGTCATCGAGGAGAATATGGCGCCCTTTGAGGCGGGCTTCGCGAACGCCGAGCCGGTGGACATCTACGACGATGACGTCTTTTTCAAGCGCTTTTACGTGACGCAGGCGCTCCCGGTGCGGCTCAATCGCGACGGATCCATAGTCATCCAGCTCAAGGCGGTCAGCTTTATCGGCCTCACCGTCTACATGAGCCACAACGGCGGGATCTACAGCAACAGCACCGTCGGCGCGATCATCGCCGAGATCCTCAAGGCGACAAAGAGCGCCAGCCAGTCGACTACAACGGTCTACTGGTACGACATGGCCAACGGCCTCCACTACACGATGGACGCCAACGTGGCAAAGGTGAGGGCGGACGGCTATCTGCCCATCACAGACCGGCACAGGACAGCCCGCGACAACATCCGAGACGTCTGCTTTGGCTATGGGGTCTCGGTGCTGCAGCAGCCCGACGGGTCGGCGCACTTTACGTACAATCAGCCGAGCTCGGTCATCAACATCCCCGACGAGGAGATCTACTCCGGCGACGCATACTCCAGACATGAGGCCGTCACCGAGGTCAAGGTCATCGCCAACACGTACCGCCAGTACAGCGGCGAGGATCCGGTCGTCCTTTGGGAGTCGACCAACGTGGTCTCCAGCATCCGGGTGCTCTTCGACGAGCCCTGCTGGGGGCTTTACTCCTCGCAGGTTGGCGGTGCTGACACCATCACCATCGAGGAGAGTGGCGTCAACTATGCCGTGATCAGCGGCACCGGCACCCTCTACGGCATCCCGTACCTGCACACTCAGGAGGAGTTCAGCCGGACCATCGGCAGCGGCGTCGAAAACGTCAAGACCGGCGACTGCGGCATGGTCGGCCTGCTCAATTACGGCAACGTCCTCGACAGGATGGCCAACTACTACGCCAACGCCCGAGAGGTCTCGGCCTCTTTTGTGGTCAAAAACGGAGCCTCGACCGGGTCCCTGGTCAGCTTCAACGACCCCTTGGGCAGGGCGAAGACCGGCATCATCGGCGCCCTGGACTTTGTGATGAGCGGCATCGTAAAGGGCGACAGCAAGATAACGACCAACTGGACCCCGACGGACGTCGGCAACAACTTCAGCCTGTCGCAGATCCTCACGGGCTCCGGCACATGGAGCAAGGCGGCGGCAGAGGCCGCGGTCGGGCACACCATCGACCTCGTGCGCTTTGACATCGTCAGCGGAGGGGACGGCGGGGCGGCCGGAGAAAACGGCGAGGCCGGAACCTCCGGGAGAGGCGGAGCTGGTGGAGCCGGAGGAGCTGGCGGCCAGAGCGGCAAGATCTTCACCGTCACGCTCGAGGGCGACCAAATACCGGCGACTATCACGTTTGCCTGCGGCGAAGGCGGAGATCCCGGAGCTGCCGGACAGGCATCGACGCTCACCGTCAGCGGGACAACGTACTCCAGCGAGGCGGGCGTCAGGACCCAGGCGGGCTACATGGACCTGCTCACCGGAGAGGTCAGAGCGCTGCCCGGGCCGGACGGCATAGCGGGCGGAGCTGGCGGCTTTTACTCCAACTTCAACGACTTTAAGACGGGCGAGCTCAAAGGCGAGAGCGTCACGTATAAAGGCCGGACATGGGCTGCAGGCGATTATTCGACCTATTATGCCCATTGGCGATACGTTTATCGGATGCGGAGTGGGCAGCTGATACCGACTGACCCCGTCGCTGTCGTTTCCGCTCCGGGATGCTCTGGAGGCGCCGCTTTTGGCGCAAGCAGCGCAAACGCGCCCGGAGGAGGCACGATGCGGGAGATCTACACCTATGGCGAAACGTGGATCGGCGTCGGGGAAGTCATCTCCGACACATCTTCGGCAGGCGCCAACGCTCTCCCCATTGACGACTACGTCCCCGAGCTCGGCTCTGGCGGGGCTGGCGGGAACGGCGGAGGCGGTGGAGGCTCGAAGAACGCAAGCACAGGCGCGGGCGGGGAACGTTACTCGACAATCGATGAGCAGTTCCACCCGCTCCAGAACGTCTACAACGATCCCGGAACCGCGGGCGCAGGCGGAACAGGCTCCGAAGGCACCGCGGGCGGCGCTGGCTTTATAACGGTCTACGTGTAAGGAGGACAGAATGGCAGAAAGATATGTATCGGCCCTAACTGGGCCGGAAATGGATGCGGCCCTGCTGGACATGGCGCAGCACAACTCCGAGGCGTGGGCCGTGGGCACTCGCAACGGGGCCGCCGTCTCGAGCTCGGACGAGACCTACGACAACAACTCGAAGCATTACGCAACCGAGGCCGAGGCCGCCGCGGCAAGAGCTGAGGCAGCCGTCCCGGCAGGGACAGAGGGCGCGGTCCTGTTCAGCCAGGCGCAGAGCCTGACCGGCGAGATCGTCGACGGAGCCTCGGGCACTACGGTCAACGGGCAAAAGGGTCAGGTCATGAGCAACCTCGGGCTGGGATCGCTCGCGGTCCTTAGCTACGTAAAGATCTATTAAGGAGAACGACATGGCAGACACAATGATCAAGATCAAAGACGCGGCCGGGAACCGCGTGATCAATCAAATGCTCGGGTCGACCGGATACGTCCCCTATCGTAACGCCGGCGGATATGTCGGCTTTTTCCGGATGCTCAAGACCGGGAGCAGCGCTCTGACATGCCAGGTCCTGGTGAGCGGGGCGGGACGTTTTGCGACAAACTCCAACGGCCTCTACTTTTGCCAGATCCGGAAAAGCGGCACGACCATAGCAAACCTCCGTGTCGATCAGCTCGTCCCGTCGGCGGGCAACAACAACACGCCTACGTTTGGGTACTGGGATGATGGGACCTACATCTATGTGGGCCTGTACTTCAACACCACCACGCTCGCGCCTTTTACGGCGACGCTCCTGGGCACCGACCCAGACCTCGCAAGCGCACCGCAGGTGGGAACTTTTTATAATAGCTCTACGGCTCCGACGGGGTGGACCGCGGTCACCATAAACGCATAAAGCCATGAATCAGATAATCATCGCCATAATTGGCTCCGGAGCGCTGACGGCGCTCATCACAAATCTTTTCACAATGATAAAGGACCGAAAGGACAAATCCCACGGCATCGCCGAGGGCGTCCAGCTTTTGCTTTATGACAGAATCAAGTACCTGTCAAAGAGCTACATCAAAGACGGCCAGATCAGCCCGGAGGACCTCGAAGACCTCGCCCGGATGTGGACATGCTACCACGACGACCTCGAGGGCAACGGGTATCTGGACAGTTTAATGGCGGCAGTCAAGCGGCTGCCAATCGCATAGGAGGCGCCCGAAGAGGGCGAGGAGGAACAAATGTATAAAATCGTTTCAACGGCCACCAACTTCACGCACAACGGAAAATCGTATGGAGAAACCAACACGGTCCTCTTCAGCGGAGCCATCGCGGACGTCCCTGCGGGCCAGTTCGGCGACTTCGCCTACTGCGTGAGCGGCACCGACAAAGGCAAGGTCTACATCTATGACGGCACTACTTGGGTAGAGCAGTAAGGAGGGCGCAGTAATGAGTAATCTTACAGATGCACTTATAGCGGCAAAGCTTGTAGGCGGTTCTGGCGGAAGCGGCGGAGGAAGCGGACTGCCGGAGATAACTACCGAAACACAGACCATAGTTGAGGAACAGACCGTGACGGTCTCTCATGGTGGAGCGAGTATAGCAGGAGATTACGCCATAAATGTAGGGAACCATCTTGTGGTTAGTTGGAACGGCACAGACTATCCATGCGTCGCGGGTGAGTATTCAGACCAGCCCGTATGGGGAAATCTTTCGCCTATGGGTGGCCCCGATACAGGGGAGCCGTTCCTCATGGGATATTTGGCGGGAACTGGAATATCCATAATGGCTGATGACGGGACATACACTATCAGCATAAGCGGGGAAGTGCAAACGCCATCAGACGGGAGCGTGCTGACTGTCATTGACGGCGAATGGACTCCGCATAAAGAGGCCGGACCGTTGAGCTTAGTTTTTACGGAAACGGGGGGTTCCGTCCAACCAACGGTTCCGTTTTCTGCTCTTGCGACAGCGTTCTCGGAAAAACAAGAAATCGAAGCTCTTCTTACCGACGGGGCCAATGTTATCCCATTGACGGTATCAAATTACCATCAAGATGCAAATAAGAGATTGACATATATTGTATTCTCCGCAATAGTGACAAACAATAATCTTAACAACATGGTTATGACCCTAACCTATACCATCAACAATGACGCAACAATACGAAAAAACATACTCACAACGAGTTAATCATTATCCACATTATAAGGCGTAAGAATGACACCCGAAGATATAACTTACAGCAAAGGAGCCCCCATGCGCATAACAGATAGAGCGGTCGAGGAGATCAGACCGAATACTAAAGGAAAAAAGGAGTAAAACAATGGAATCTAAAGCAAGAATGATGTATCAGAAGT